GAGATGAAACATGTCTACTACTAAAGCATTTCGTGGTTTCATTCCTGCTCGTATGAAAGGTGGCAGCTACAGTAATGGAGCTGTTACTGACATGATCACTATTACCTCAACGGGTATGACGGGATCGCCAACAAGGAATATTTTCACGGGTGATCCGGTAGTAATGCCGGGGGCAAACTTTGCCACTATTTCACCTTTCATTGCGGCTACTCTGAAAGCCTCTGGTGTTTTCATGGGTTGTCAATATGTGGAAAATGGAGAGCAGAAGTTTGCTCGATATTGGAACGGCGGAACGAGTGCCACGGATATTAAGTTCTTCGTGATCACTAATCCTGATCAAGCTTACTACATTCAAGCTTCTCTATCTTTATCAGCGGCTGAGTTGATAATTGTAAAGAACTATAATGTAACTGTAAGTTCAACTGCAAGTTCTGGCAGTACTGTCACAGGTCAGTCAAGTTACTATCTGGATGGTGCTTCTGGTACTGAAGCAACAGCGGCTGTGCGTGTCATTGGCAAGGCTAAGTATCCTGACGAGAAGGATTCGGACGCTTATCCAATTGTTGAGTGCTGGATTAATCAGCATCGAGACAGGTACGTTGGCGCTACGGCTTCAACGGCTTAATAGGGAGGATTTATTATGGCTATTAATAGAGCTAGTATTAACAAAGAACTCCTTCCTGGTCTTAATGCTGTTTTTGGATTGGAGTACGGAGAAGTAAACGATGAGCATAAAGCTCTTTATGAGATAGAGAACTCGGACCGGGCGTTTGAAGAGGAAGTCCTCTTTACCGGATTCGGAACTGCTCCCACCAAGGGAGAGGGTGCTGCTGTTTCTTACGATGAGGCACAGGAAAGCTACACGGCCCGGTATACCGCCGAGACCGTGGCGTTGGCCTTTGCTATCACCGAGGAAGCAATGGAAGATAACCTGTATGATACGTTTGCAAAGCTTCGTGCCAAGGGTTTGGCTAGGGCGATGGCAAACACCAAGCAGGTCAAGGGTGCGAATATTTTCAATAATGGTTTCTCTGATACCATTGGTGATAACGTAGCTTTCTTCTCGGACTCTCACCCCACAGTGGCAGATGGTAATCAGGATAACCTCCTGGCTGCTTCTGATCTTGCTGAATCAACCTTGGAGACGGCTCTTATTGCCATTCAGAAGACCAAAGATGATCGTGGTATTCTGATTGGTGCGAGTGCAGTGTCTCTGCATATCCCAGTTGACTACTGGGCGGTAGCTGATCGTATTCTTAGCAGCCCCGGCAATACTCAAGCCAGTGCTGCGTCTGGTGCCACTTCTGGTGGCTTCAACATGAATGCAATCAATGCTACTCGTCATATGGGTATGGTTCCTGATGGCTATTACATCAATCGTCGGTTTACCGATACTGATGCGTGGTTTATCAAGACTGATGTACCGAACGGCACCAAGATGTTTGTTCGTTCGCCGCTTCAGACTAAGATGGAGCCAGACTTTGATACCGGCAATCTCCGGTTCAAGGCACGGGAGCGTTACAGCTTTGGTGTTTCGGACTGGCGTGGCTGGTACGGTAGTGCTGGTTAATAACTCTAGTAGGGAGAGTGGTGTAGTGCCACTCTCTCTTTATCTTTAGAAGGAGGAAATGTAATGGGTATAAGAGTTTTACCAAGACCTAGGGGTTGGAAACCACCAAAAACGAAGGAAAAGGCAAAGCCAAAGAGTAAAACAAAAACTAAAGGAAAGCTTCCTGTAGGTTTTAAGCATGGTGGTAAAGTAAAGAGAAAGAAGTAAAGGGGAAATGTAAATGGCTACAAATATCAAAGTTGCTATAGCCACGGGTGATGCAGTACTTAAATATGTAGATACGGATACCACGGTTGGAAACAATGGTGGGGGTGATAGCCCTGTACCAACTGTTACTCGTATTCTTTCTATTCATGCCTTGGCAACTGCTGCTGGTCTCTACACTGTTAAGGGGCAAAGGCAGATTACAAATAAGACAGCCGAGGGACAGGCCATACAGTTTCAGGTAGCAGCTAATGCAGCTTCTGATATCTATATGGGTGAGCTTGGTGTTCCTGTATATGGAGTTGTGAGCGTTTCCGGTCCTACTGATGGCTGTGTTCTTACTGCATTCATAGGCTAAAAATGCCTAATTATTCGTATCTGAAAACAGATCTGGTCAATACAACGGAAAACGATTCCACAGACTTTGCCTCGCAAGTTTCTGTCTTTGTAAAGAAAACAGAATACCGTATGATCAAGGATCTGGATGACGCAGGTCTGGATGAATATTCAGCGATTACCCTAACGGCAGGACAATGTACAGTGTCTTTGCCGAATGATCGTGTTCGTGTTATTCGTAATGTGAACTATACAACCAGTGCATCCAGTGTTCGAGTTAATCTTCTTCAAAGAACAATGGAATATGCAATAGACTATTGGCCTGTGAGTAGTTCCACAGGAACTCCCAGATATTATTCTGTACGAAACAATACACAGATTTATATAGTTCCAACACCTGCTTCCACCTTGACAGGGGAAATTCAAACTGAGTCTATACCTCTAGCACTGGCATCGGCCACGGGTACAAGTGTTACCACAAGTAATTACTTCAGTGAGTTTTGCTACGATGCACTATTTGCAGGATGCATGGTTGAGGCAACTATGTATATGAAAGATTGGAATACTATTCAAGCATGGCAACAGCAATATCAAGCTGCCATAGAATTACTACGCAATCAGGCCAGACGGACTCGGCAAGATGATATGGAAATTGCTGCCTCTCCTGCTGGTGGTCCCGACACAGTTATACAAGGAGCAAGTTAATGGCACACAGAAAACCTAAAATTGTTAAAAGAAAAGGTAAATCACCTCTTATTAAATCACCAGTTGGACCTTCTAAAAGGAAACCTACCCCACAAGAAAGATTTCCTAGTCGAGCAGATCCCAGAGTAGGTAGGGGTGGAAAGGCTATTTCAAAAAAAGTTGCATCTCCAAAGCGTCTATCTGATCTATCTGATGCCGAATTCCTAAAAAAGGAGAGGACAGGTTTTGGAATTTTGGGGAACCGTTATCTGGGGCTATCTGATGCTGAAGCGGAAAAAATGTTTAAGGAAACTAAGAGGCGGAAACTCTACGGGGAACGTAAAAAGGGTGGTACTGTACGTCCTACATCTCCTAAGCTAAAGCGTAAGCCAAAATTTGCTGAAAAAACACATGCAGAGATAACACGGAAGAAGGAGACTCATAAGAGAGAAGGAGATCCATCTCCTCCTCATACATCAGTGGGACGCTTAGGTTCACAAAGAATTAAAGATAGAATTGCAGAAGCAGCAAGAAAGCTTCCACTAAGTAAAAAAAAGCATGGTGGTTCGACTGAGGCTAAACGAGCACGTTATATGAAGGGAGGTCCAGTACGAACAAAAAGAGAAGCTAAAAAGGGTGGTACTGTTTCTAAAAGATACGGTGGTATGAGCCATGTTGGTTTATCTCCTGCCGAGGAAGCTCGGACTGGTACACTATCTGAGGCTGCTCGGAGACGTCCAAGGATGCCTACTCCAAGGCTACCTGTAAGACCTACTTCAAGGATGCCTATGCCGCAAAGGGTACGTCGTCGTCCTATGAAAAAGGGTGGTACTGTATATCGAAAGCTGAATGGTCAAGTTACCAATGGTAATGATGTTGTTAGTATGGGTTATCGAGGTTCTACTTAGGAATTAAAGAATGGTTAGTCGAGCACAGATACCGAAACAGATTATGAAAGCACCTAAGAAGTGGATTCAGGGAGCTATCAAACGACCAGGAGATTTAAGAAGGAAACTAAAAATTCCTCCCGGAAAGAAAATAACCATGGCTCAATTAAATAAAGCTTCCCAGAGCAAGAATCCCCGAACACGTAGACAGGCTAATTTAGCCAAAACACTCAAAAAGATGAGTTAGGAAAAGGAGATCTTAAAATGGAAAATAAAGTTGTAGAAGTCGCAGAGGTAGCAACTAATTCTCTGGGTTACTGGACTATTGGAGCCGTTGGTGTATTAATGGTTTGCATGTGTGTCTATATGATCTGGAAGAAGATGATGAAGGATAAGTAAGATGCGAGGACCGCATACACTACTTCAGTATCCTCCTAAGCTTAACGAGATACTCGGTAAACCAACTGGTCAGGGCTACGGTGCTGCTCGGAAGGGACCGGATGTACAGGGACCACCGGAAGATGTGGTTGTTGATGAAGATTATCAAACTGGTAAATCCTTTAAGGTGGAGGACTAGTTATGGCAGCAGCACTCGTTAAATATTTAGCAGATGGAATAATATATTTAGTTAATCCTAAACTGGCTTTAAAATTAGCCAATAAAGGTTGGTCAAGAACTACTAGAGCAGCACCTGATGCTAAAACACTAACTGAAAGTCAATTAAAGAATATACCTGATAATCCAAAATCTAAATCATTTGATCTGGAAACGGAAGTTATCTCAGATTTAGCAAAAGGTGCTGGAAAAGGCGTTGGACGACATCGTACAAGAGCAGCACTAGATCCAGCATCAGCAGAAAAGCGGCCAGGACAAGAAACATCATCTGCTCAAGCTAGAAGGGCTAGAGCAGCCAAGAAAAAAGCCGCTGATGCAGCAGCTAAACAAAGAAAAGATGCCACTGAAGGTTCAGCAAGAGCAGCCGCAGACTTCAAAAAATGGAGTAAGAATAAAGAAAGTGCTAGAAAAACTGCAATAGATAGTGCTGGAAAAGATCGAAAAGGATGGTGGAGTGGTAGATCAAAGAGAGAGAAAGATGCAATAAAGTATGCTACGGGTTTTGGTCTTGGTGTTGGTGGAACCCTAGCTTTTAAACAATGGTTTAAAATCGAAGAGGATAAACCTGTAGTTAGTGCTGCACAGACTACAAAACCTTCTACAGTAGTAGCTAAGAAAGTAATTCCTAAACCAAAAAGAAAACCTACACGACAAGAGAGATTTACCAGTCGAGCAGATCCTGATAAAGGTATGGCTGGAGCAGGTAGGAGAATCAAGACTACGAAAAAGACTAAAAAGAAAGTTAAGGAAACACAACGAGAATTAAAATTTTGGGAAGGTGGAGTACGATATATAAATCTGCCGGAATGGCTAGGTGGCGGAAGAATTAAAGTGGATAGTTCTCCTGATGTTTTTAAAGAATATGAAACTTCAGGAGATAAATATGGTGGTCAAATTAAAAGGAGTATGAAGAAGCCTGAAACTAAACCTCGTAAGGCTAAGGCGAAGACTCGCAAGCGTGCATCTTTGCGGGGTGGTAGAGCTGAACTCCGAGGAGGATAAAATGGCTAAATCTTCTTTATTGACACGTTTACAAACTGCTTATGAGAGGACGAAAGATCCTCTGAAAAAGGCTCGTCTAAAACGACAGATGGTCAAATTAAGTAAAAAACTAGAAGTAGGGAAAGCTAAGAGTGGTGACACATTTAAGTCTTTAAAAGAAAAAAAAACTAAAAGAAGGTCAGATCCACTTTCAAAATTCATAGGAAATTTAGGGAGTGGTGGTGGTAAGAAAGAAGATTATCCAAAAGTTGAGGCTGATGACTGGTGGGGAGAAGATGAAGATCCTGATTGGTGGAAAGCTAAACCTGAATTTGGTCAGCCTTCGGAAGATTTCGGTAGTCGCCCATATCTTCCTGGATTCAAACATGGTGGCCGAATAAAGAAGACCAAGAAACGTAAACCAAGAGGAGTCGGTGTAGCCCTGCGTGGTTACGGAAAGGTTATGCGTCGTGGCTAACCCACTAACACTAAGGCAAAGAGAATCTTTAAAGGAACACTCCAGAAAGAATATGTCTTATATGAAAGATCGTATGGAGAATCGTATGGAGAATAGTGATAATTTTAAAGATGCTCATGTAAAAGCTACAAGAAGGGTAGGTAAATAATGATAGATAAATATTGTCCTAAATGTAAATGTGAGAAGTGTAAGTGCGGTAAGAAGTAATGGCAGTCTCTGGTACATATAATTTTAATCTGGATATCGATGAGGTAATTCAGGAAGCCACGGAAATGATAGGGGGAGAGAATACTCTCGGTCACGAGCCAGCTTCTGCTCGTCGTTCGATTAACCTTATGCTGAAGGATTGGCAGAATAGAGGTATTCTTCTTTGGAGTACTTCTGTTTCCAGTGTAACTGTATCTGCCAGTGTTACTGCTTATAGTCTGGACTCCTCAACTGTGGATGCTCTGGAAGTTGTGCTAAGTCGGGACGATACAGATATCCAACTTACTCGTATATCTCCAGAGGAATATCTTCTTATTCCTAATAAAACTCAGACAGGCCGACCTATGCAATATTCTATTCGGAGAGGCGTTAGTAATCCTACCATGTCTGTCTGGCCTATTCCTGAGAATTCCACTGATATTCTTAAGATGGAGATCATTAGCGAGCTGCAAGATGTAGATAAGTCTGCCGAACAGAATGCCGACCTTCCTAAGAGATTTCTCCCACCTCTTACTTGTGGGCTGGCATATTATATGTCAATGAAACGGCCCGGAGTAGAGGGACAGAGAATGCAAATGCTAAAGGGTAACTATGAAGAACTTCTTAGTAGAGCTATGCTGGAAGATAGGGAAAGAGTTTCCATGCATATTATACCCAAGCTAGGATATATTTAATGCCAGTACCTTTATTAGTACCTATATTAATAGGCGGGGCAATTAGATTAGCAGCACCGCATGTTGCAAGATTTTTAGTTAAACACGGCTTCAAAAAAGCCAGTCAAACTGCTGTTCGGGGTAAAACAAAAATACCCAAAGTTAGTTCAAAGCAAGCTAAAGACATAGTAAATAAGGATTCGCAAACTAGCTTTTCTATAGGTAAAAATCCATCCAAGAAGACGCTTGAAGATCTAGCAAGAAAAGCTGAAGAGCTGAAGAAAAAGTTTCCAAAAGCTATACAAGAAGAGGAAGATGTTCTTAGAAAGATTCAAGCAGAAAATCTTACTAAAGATCCTGAATTAATAAAAAAGTTAAAAAGTGGTCCTAGACCAATGAAAAAGGGTGGACGTATCAAGTCTAAAAAGAAACCAAAGGGAGTCGGTGCGGCCCTGCGTGGATACGGAGCAACAAAACGTGGCAAGTAATAAAAATGCCATTGCTGTATGTGATACATGTGGGTTTGTATATCCACACAGGGTAATGCGTATGAATAGTTATGGTATGCTAGTCTGTCCGCAAGACTTTGAAGGTCGGTACGATCTGAAGAATAGCCCACTAAATAAGATACCAAATGTGTGAGACGATC